TCATGCGGGGGACTCCTGGGAGAAGAGGGCGGCGACCTGCTGAGGGGTCAGGGCTCGATCCCAGACCCGGAGGCGGGCGATGGAGCCGATGACGTAGTTTCCCGGTCCTGCGGTCAGCTCGACCGCGCCGACGGTGAAGTCGCAGGGGGTCGAGTTGAGGCCTGCCGTGAATGTGTACGGGTTTTTCGAGTAGGTGTTCCCGAGCCCATCGGTGTAGGTCGGGTACCGCTCCGCGACGCCGTTCAGATAGGAGATGGCCTGCGCACCGTCGTACGTTCCGACGTGCAGTTGCCAGACGTTGCGCTTGAAGCTCTGCCCCGATGCCGAGTAGTCGCGGGAGAACGGATAGCCGGGAGTGGGACGGCCGTCCTTCGAGATGTGGAAGTTGCTCTTCTCGTCTCCGCCGTAGGTGTTGAGGTCGTAGAACAGGCCGTAGGAGCGGCGGGGGTCGTTGTTGTCCTCCTGCCAGCATCCGCCGACGAAGCCCGCGTTCGTGTCGGTCAGGTTGACCCACGCGGCCACCCTGACGGCGTTCCCGGACAGGCCGATGTTGAGCCGCCCGACCGCGGTCGAGGCGAGGCGCAGGAAGCTGTTGCCGGTGAAGTTGATGCCGGTCCCGAACGGGGTCGAGACGCGAGTGGCTGTGCCGGGTCCAGCCTGCGTGAGCGGGAGGTCGCCCGCGGTCGAGAGGAACGGTGCCGCGGGCTCGGTGAAGTTCCACTGAGCGAGCGGTGCGGGCGGGACCACCTTGGGCGTGATGCCGCCGACAGTCGTCCAGCCTCCGGAGGTCCGGATCCTGAGTCCCGAGAACGTTCCCGCGTAGGTGGCCATTAGACGGTCCCGGGGTAGACGGCCTGAGCGTACGTCTTGATGGCCGTGACCTCGGAGGGAGTCAGGGAGCGCGGGTACACGAGGACCATGCAGACCTCGACGTTGGAGTACGAGGTCAGGCCACCGTTGGCGGCGAGTCGAAGCTCCACCTGGCCGCTCGATCCCGCGGCACCGCCGACGATCTGATCGTCCACCCAGATCTGTGAGGATGCGCCGTTGGAGACGGCGGTGTAGAGGTGCCAGCCCGAATCGACGGTGGCCGTGTGCGCGAGCGTGGTCCCGTTGGTCATCGAGACCTTGGAGGTGCTCGTGCTCGCGATGTTGTTGCTCCCGGAGGTGCCACCGACCAGCACCTTCGACGCCGCCGCGGTCACGTAGCGAGCCAGGACGACCTTGCTGTAGGCCTGAGGCACGGCGGCAATCGGGGCGTCCATCTTGTCGTCCACGCCGTCGAACAGGACGCGCCGGAGGCCTGACGTGCTCTTCACCAGGGGTCCACCGGAGGCGGTGAAGGCGGGCGCACCGGCGACCCGGTTGGCCCAGGTCGTCGCGGCCGTGCCGTCTGCCGACGTGAGGTCGACCGCCTCGTAGCGGTGGAGGAAGCCGGACGGGATCTCTGGCACGGCGGGAGTGGTCGTGCTCGTCGGCGTGAGCCAGAGGTCGCCATCGATCCGACCAACGGGGTCGACGGTGCCCACCCAGATGACCGGGCCAGCGGTGGCCGGTCGGATCATGTTCGCGTTGGAGCCGTGCTCGAAGATCTGCACCGACGCTCCCGCGGGACCAGCAGGGCCAGCGCCACCAGCCGGACCGGCGAGCCCTCGGGGACCAGCGGGGCCGGGGATCTTGGCGACGGCCTTGATGCTCTGGAGACCCTTGTTGAGGAGCGAGGAGAACTTGCTATCGGGAGCGGCAAGGTCATCCTCTGCGAAGACGTATGCGCCATCCGCGTCGTAGTATCCCGGCATTAGAGGTTCTCGCCTTCTGCGATTGCGTCGCGGGTGACGACGGTCATTTCATCTGAATCGAAAGAGTAAGAGACGGAGGCGACGGTCTTGGTGAGTCGAGCGCCATCCGGAAGGCGAAGATTGACCGTGTCTCCAGGATAGACGGTATAGTCCGAAACCGCCGAAAGTCGGACATCCCGGCCGCGAGAGCGAACGAATCGGAGAAGCATCGAAGCTGCTCCGGGACCCGGATAAGGCGAATCGCGGTCGAAGACCCTCGGCTTAGTAGGATCGGGCACGCTCTTGGCCACGTCATTCCGAGTCTGCGGGTCGCCGTTCGCATCCGGCCAGGAATAGCGGACGACAACCGCGTCGCCCCATGTGCCCATTCGGGAGCGAGTGTCGGACATCGAGGTCACATTCGACGCCTCGAAGGAATGAGTGCGCGTGCCCTCTGTCTGAGCCTTCAGGTGCCAGAAGCCCAGGTGATCACACCAGAGTTGCTTACCGCCCGCTTCGACCATCGGCTTCAGATAGTCCCAGGCAGTCACTCCGGCCTCCCAGACTGAAGCCTCGGGATCGACCTTCGGATACGGGAGGTCTTCCGAGAGGAGCACGCGGCCCACAGTCGCCTGGAGTACGTAGCTGACCACTGTGCCCAGGAACTCGTTCCCGGGAGTGTAGGGAGTGAGCCCAGTGCTTGCATCCTGCATCAGGAGAGCCTCTTCACCGGCGAGGACCAGCGTCATCTCGTCGCGCTCGAAAGACGCCTCGGCCTCCATGAGATAGAGGTCCGTGTAGAAGGCCTGATCCGCGGGAGGGTTCGGGCCATTCCACCTGTTCACCAGCGACTCGCTGATCTTCTGGATAGGGGAGGGGTTGGCGAAGTCCTGCGAGAGGCCAGCCAGACCGCGACCGCGGTAACGCCCGGTCAGCGCCGCAATCGAGAGCGGCTCTCCGCCATCGAACTTCTTCCGGATCTCGATCCGTACGCGCCGAAGATCCCGCGGGTCCAGCAGTTCTCGCGTCGCTCCATCGGGGAGCGGAATGGTGAGGTCGGCCTCCACGAACGGGACGTTCTTCTCGTCCAGAGTGAGAGTGCCAGCGATGACCGGAAGCTCGACCAGGCGAGTGCCTGTCGAACTGATCAGTGCAGCGGTGACGATGTCCTGTGAAATCATGCGGCCAGCACCTCGATGAAGTCGGCCGTGAGGATCCACGCCTTTCGAGACACGGGATCCTGCGCGAGCTGGAGTTCTCCGACCGCGCGGTATCGGAGGTTCATCACTCCCGGCTCGTCCAGGACGATGCGTCCCGGCTGAGTGTGAATCGACATCGCCGTATCAGCCGACTCCTTGTCGGGAAGGACGAGAGTCAGTGTTCCGCGACGAAGGCCTCGGGGGCGGAAGGTGAAGTCCGGCGAGAGATTCCCGAGCAGCTCGTGCACAATCGTCCGAGTGTCGACGGTCCATGCGATTGACGATGCATCGATGACGGCGACATTCGCGCTCATCCCCAGTTGATGAATAAGAGTGGCCATCAGTATCGCTCTTCCTTGACTCGCATCGTGATTGCAGGACCGCCGATGCGCTTGGGGATCCCGCCGACGAATCGGTCATAGGCGCTGGAGTCGACCGTCACCCCGACGGCGGGTCCGGGGATGCGGTCTGGAATCTCCTTCTGAAGCTCGGAGTTGTAGTTCTGTCCGCCCGTGCGACCGAGAGTTCCCCAGACTTCCGCGGTCTTCTGCTTCTGATCGAGAGGGGCCGCGACATAAGCCGAGATAAGCGGTGCCGCATCCGCTCCCATCGAGACGAGGTAGTTGTAAGCGTCGTCGGAGATAGTCCCGTGGAGGGTGTTCATGTTCGCGCGGTAGTTGTCCATTGCGGCCACGCGCTCGGTGAGAGCGGCCGTGTACGCGGCGAGGTCGATGGCCCCGGTCTCGGCGTTGCGGTAGGTCTCCCAGGACTCCCCGACATCGGCCAGCTCTTCCTGGATCGAGTCCGCGTAGGTCGCCGTACGCTCGGCCTTGGCCTCCAGCTCAGGCCCACCCGCGGCGATGTAGGCGTCCTCCGCGAGCTGAGCTTCCTGAGCGGCCGTCCGTGCCTTCTCCAGGCCGTCCACGATGACCTGGGAGTCCTCAGCGCGGGACAGCGCGGCCCCGTAGCTGGTCTCCTTGGTCGTGTCGATGGCGGCGGCTTCGTCCTCCAGCGCGCGCTTGTGGTCCTTCTCCTTCTCGATCAGCTCATCGAGGCCCTCGGTGTTCCCGGCGTAGGCCTGAGCGATCTTGTCGAAGCCGGAGGCGGCGGAGTCGCTGATCTTGTAGAGGTCGGAGAGCGACTCTCCACCCTCGTCCGTAGCCGTCGCCATCTCCTGGAGCTTGCCGACGAGATAGTCGAGCGAGGGACCGCCCTCGTTCCCCACCTCGATCAGCTCGGAGGTCAGGTCCGCGATCTTCTGACGGAAGGCCTCGGAGTCCTCTCCGCCCTCCTCCAGCTTCGCGATGACGACACCGATCCCGGCCGCGGCGGCGACACCGGCGAGGACACCCGCGGGACCGAATCCGGCGAAGGCGTTGGCGGCGACCTCCTGGAAAGCGTCACCGATGGACTGCGCGGATCCGTCGAAGCTGGCGGCGGCTTCCTTCGCTGTCGAGGTGGCCTCGTCGCCGACCTCCTTCAGGCCGTCCGATGCATCGTTCGCACCGCGCTTGACTTCATCGCCCAGGCTGGAGCCCGCCGACTTGGACTCGCGCTTGACCTTGTCGGCCATGTCGCGGAAGGTCGTCTCCAGCTTCTCGACCGCGCGCTCGCTGTCCTTCGTGCCGTCCTTCACCCCATCGCTGAGGCCGTCCCCGATCTTGCGACCGGTGCGGTCCGCGTCCCGCGCGCTGTCATCGATGGCGTCGGTCAGCCGGTCGACGGAGCGCTCGGCATCCTTGACGCCGGTCTTCACGCCATCGCTGAGGCCGTCCCCGATGTCGTCGCCCTTGCCGTTGGACTCGCGGACAAGATCGTCCAGGGAATCCGCGACCAGCTCGAAAGCGTTGGCAGATTCCTTGGCACCGCGAAGCACCTCGCGAGTATTCATCGCGATATCGAGATTGAGTCCCTTAGCCATGAGTCACCCCTTTTGTTCGAGAGCTTCAGCGAATGTGCGGACGACGGTCTGCGCCCAGAGCGAGGCAATGCGCGGGATCATCTGATTGGCGGCGGGATAGAAGACTCGTCCCCGGCCTGTGCGGCGGGGGAGCTGGGCGGTGGTATTCCTCGTGACCGAGAATCGCTTTCCCTTGACGCTTGTTGCGTCATAAGTACTCCGGCGATCCTCGGCACCGAACTCGACTCCCGGATAGATTTCCGAAGGCCTAGCGCCACCCGTTAGCTTCCGTCCTATGCCCGCTGCACTGAGGCGGACATTTCGGTCAGACGGGAATGCGCGCGCGGTATCACCTAGGACGCGATGATCGAGTCGTGTCTCTGCATGCTCCCGGACTGACTTCTGCCATTCGGTCTGAGCGAGCGGCTTCAGTCCCTGGCGCACGTGCTTCCGGACCGTCGCGTCCGCGCGGCTGAGTCCCAGGATGATGGCCTGAAGCTCCCTGCTCGCGAGCGCGTCGATCCGGAGCATGCGCTTAGACGGTCGTCTTCGGGAGGCGGACCGGCTTGCCGCGAACTCCCAACGTCACGGAGGCCTCACCGGTCGAGCCGATGGCCCCGCCCATCGCGCCCGGGACGAGGATGACATCGGCCTTGAATCCGACGCCGCCCGCGATGGGGCGGAACTCGATGGCCTTGGTCTGGCCGTCCGAATCGAACAGCAGGTTCGAGAGGGAGCCCGCGGTGTCCCAGTCCTGAGAGAACGTGATGGTGCACACCCAGGTGGTCGCGCCCGCCATCGTGAAGCTGGCGTCCGGGGTGCCGCCCTGCCAGGTCACGGATGCGGTGGTCGGGGTGAAGGCGACCGCGGAGACTGCCTTCTCGTAGTTGTCCGCGGCGATCTTCAGCGAGACATCCCGGAGCACGTACGGGTTTGCGGCGATGGTGGCCATGAGGAGTGTCCTTACTTCTGAGAGCGAATGACGAGGGTCGAGATGGTGATGGCGTATCCCGGGAATCGGTCGTCCACGGTGGCCCTAGTGATCCCGGACCAGTTGAGATTGGTGCTGGAGTCGAGCGCATCGAGAACGGCCGTGAGGTGGTCGTCCAGCAGGTCCTCCGCCTTAGTGAGGTCTTCGAATGGCGCGAGGAGGAACAGCTCGAATTCACAATCGAGACCGACCGCGGGAGCCTGCGGATTGCGGCTGATCCCGTTCTGAGCGACGGCCAGCGTCATCTTCTGAATGCGCGCCGGAAGCGTTACGCCGCGGTGCACCTGTACCCCCTCGGGAGCGAGAGGGACGAGCTGATCGAGAATGTCGGTGCGAAGGCTCACAGGATCCAGACCTTTCCGGACTGAGGGCGGATCAGTTGCTTGACCATCCAGTCGAGCGGACGGGGGGAGAGGGCGAAGTCGCCCTCACCGATAGAGCCATTGCTGTCGACCGTCGAAGCGATCCAGACATTGCGGGCCTGCATGAGCTGAGCTGCTCGCCACCCCGCGGGGATGTCGTGAGCGACGTAGCCGCCGAAGGCCTCCACTGCATCCCGGGAGAGGTCGAGGAGTTCCTGGAGCTGGTCGTCCTCGTCGGGAGCGTCGAGCCAGTCAGAGCGGGCGCTCTCGATGCTGTGCCAGGTGTACTGAGCCATGACGCCTCCCTTCGGGATGAGTTGGTCGGCGGGGCCGGAGGAGGTGAGTCACCCCGGCCCCGTCGTGATTACGCGGCGGTCGCGGCGGTGACGAGCTGGAGTGCCGTCGCGTCATTCACGTTGGTGGCCAGGTACCCCAGAGCGGCCTTATCGACTCCTCCGCGAGCGAGGTCCAGAGCGTCCAGGCGCACGGGCACACCGGGAAGCTCGTAGACGGTGACGGCCTGCGTCGCGCCGACGAGGACCTTGCCCGCGGGGACCGACGCGGAGGGGCGGATGGTGAAGCCACCCAGCGCGCCCTCCGTGAGGCCCAGAGCCGCGTTCAGGTAGCCCAGCACGTTCGTGCTCGGGTTCTTGACGAAGCTCTTGTAGAGGGCGGGAGCGACGAGCGCGAAGCTCGGCAGAGTCCCGGTCTGAGCGACGGCGACCGCGCCATCGATGATCGCGGAGGCCGCGGCACCGATGTTGTTCGTGCCGCCCGGAAGGGTCGAGAGGGGATCCCCGGCCATGGCGGTGGCACCGGCGAGGATGGCCGCGAGGACCTTCGCGTCGGCCCAGCGCTGGTAGTCCTCTCCCACGTACTTGGCGTAGGACTCGAAGAAGCCCGGAACCGGGAAATCTACGAACTCGTGTGCGATGTCGTGGCCCACGGCGTACCGCGAGGCGCTTCCCGTGACCGGCGCGACCGAGATGGTGTTCGAGGGGACGTTGGCCTTGTTGCCCGCCCAGTCGCCACCGGAGGGCTTGGTGACCCACTTGAAGCCGGAGAACGTGAGCGAGGTCAGGTTCTCGTGCGAGAACAGCGGGAGGACCTGCTGGCGGTACTGGGAGGCGTTCCACACCTCACCGATCCAGGCGGGCTGACCCATGATCGGGGCGAGGCCACCGGCACCGTCGAACTTCACGTCCGAGAGAGCACCGAACAGCGTCTCGCCGTTGTGGCCCTTCAGCGCCGACGCGAGGTCCTCGTCGGAGATGGTGCCATTCTTCGAGGCGAAGAGCAGGTCCCCGACCTCTCGGAGGCTGAGGCCCTTCTGAGTGGCGGAGGTAGTGGAGCCCGCCTTCGCGGCGAGCAGGTCGGCTGGCAGGTTCTCGGCCACGGGGGCCTCCTCTTCGGGGGTAGCTGGCTTGATCGTGGTGGTCGTGACGGAGGTCCGGGTGACGGTCTTGACGCCGTCCTCCTCGGTCTCCTCGACGGTCTCGACGGTCTTCGAGTCGTACTCGGAGCCATCGGGGTCCTTCGAGCTGGAGGTGTACTCCGCGGTCGTGGTGTCCTCGGCGGCGGCGAGGAGGGTGGCGCTCGGGAACGCGGGCTTGGCCACGAGGGCGGCGGCGAACAGTCGGCCGGCTACGGCCTTGCCCGCTCGGATGACCACACCGCTGACCTCGGCGCTCAGGTGCTTCCGCTTCCCGGTGGCCACGTCTGCGAGGGCCTGGTCCCCGGCTGGAGTGCGCGCGACGGAGAAGGTGGCAGTGATGCCCGCGGGAGTCTCCTCGGCACGGAGGAAGCCACCCAGCACGGATTCTCGAGCGTGCTCCTCATTGAGGCTCATGCCGCTGAGGTCGGAGGGAATCTCGAAGACTCCCTCAGAGACAGAGAACTTGCCGAGATTGCTCTTGGCGTCCTCGCCGTAGGGGACCAGCAGTCCAGAGAGAGTGCGGTCGTCCTCGGAAGCGGTGAGCGTCCCGGCGTCGAGCTGGATCGTCGTCATGTGGTCAGTCCTCTACGGTTCTGCCGGTGGGAATCGGCGTGAGTGCGAGCAGCTCGGACATGTCGAATCGGACCCGCTGTCCGGCCGGGACTACGTCGTCCTGCGACAGGCGGTCCTGCATCGCGGCCATCCAGAGCGGGAGGCAGAAGGTCAGGAACTTCGAACGGTTGCCCTGCTCGGTCTGGTAGGTCAGGGAGGAGGTGGCGAGGGAAGCGTCCATCTCACCTGCGGGGATCCCGAAGAATGAGCCGATGTCGGTACGGATGCCGTTGCGGCCCTCGACGTAGAGGTCCGTCTGGAGGTCGCCGTGCGGCTTCAGCGTGACTCCGGGAGGCGTGACGACGACCGCGCCGTCCGGGGAACGGCGTTGCGCCTTGTAGCTGTCGACCACCGTCTTCGCCTCATCAAGGGAGGGAGCGGTCTCTCGGTCATCGATGCTGATTTCCATCGCGGCAATGGGCATCCGCGCTCGGTTCACCCAGCTCTGTTCGATGTCCCGCGCACCGCGGAGCGTGCGACCGGCGTTGGTCAGCAGGGCAGGGCGGAGCGACGGGATGTACAGGAAGCGGTCCGAATCGATCGGCTTCTCGTCCACGATTACGTTGCCCTCGGTGATCTTCCACCGGTCGGGAGCGCACCGGTCAGCGGTGAGGATCTGACCCTCACTGCCGCGCGTGACGAGCCAGAGGCTAGCGCCTTCGAGAGCGAGGTCCTCGAAGGTCTTGGCGATGCGCCAGGCGGTCCCGTAGAGGCCATCCGTCCGGGTGATCCAGGAGGGCTGAGTCTCCATCTCTCCGGCCTTGTTGTGCACGCGGAGTGGGCACTGGATGAGCGCGGCGGTGATGTGGTTGAGCGCCTTCGCGACGGCGGGGATAGCTTCCGCCTCGGCGCGAGTCATCGGGAAGTCGATGCCCTCCGGACCAAGGATGTCGGAGAAGACGATCTGCGACAGCGCGCCGTCCGAGAAAGGGGAGGCAATGGGGCCAGCAAGGTAGTCGGGGCGAGTCGCCCTAAGTCCGCTGAAAAGTCCCACGCTTCTATTAGCGCATGCACACCGTACGCATTAGGCCGCGGCCCTGCGATTCCTTGCTCGAATAGCGGCGCGCGCCTGATCCGATGTCGGGTGAACATCCTCTTCGTGAATCACCGCTGCACGCCATGCGTCCTCAGAACTCATTCTGACTTCACTCCAGCCGATACAGGCTTGACACGTGACAACGGCGGAATAGGAAGTCGAGTCGATATTGAAGAGTCTCATCATGCCGCCGTGAGTGATGCGTAGTCGGGACGAGCCGGGGGAAGGTCGTCATAGGCGCGGAGAGCGAGGATCCCGGCTTCGAGAGCGCAGATGTCGTCGCCGTCCTCGGTGCGGCCGTACATCCGGTTATCGCCCCTGCCCTTCCGCCATCCGGCGAGTCGGGCGGCCTCGGAGAGGGGCGGCTGATTGAAGTGCTCGATCACGCCGTCCGCGACCTCCTTGGCGAACAGCTCGTGAGCGGCGAGGACCTGCGGGATCGTCTGCTCCGCCATCTTCGGCTTGGGTCGCTTGCGGGCCAGGCGCTCCGCCTGCACCTTCACCGCTGAGAGCTTGCTGTCGTAGACGATGGACACCCCGGCGCGCTTGCTGATCGCGGCCACCGTGGGGACCAGCCAGTTGACGCCAGGGCGGTGGTCGAGCACGAGGATCCGCGCTCGGTCACCCTCCCTCCAGGCGGCGACGATGGCGGCGTGCGAGCTGTTGGGAGTGACCCCGAAGGCGAGGGCGAACCTGGCGGGAGGAGTCGGCAGGTCGGGGTCCGTGTTCTCCATCTTCGCCCAGGCCTCCGCTGGGATCGCACCCGCGCTCGCGCCCAGGTTCGGGAAGACGCTGAGGTACTCGCGGAGCACCTGTGCCAGCTTCAGCTTCCGGAAGTTGACCTGCATCTTCTCGATGGTCGTGAGGGTACCGACGCCGGGGTGCGAGGTCAGGAAGTAGGGCTCTGCCAGCTCCCACGAGGGGTCCCCGTCCGGGCCGATGAGGTCTTGCTCTATGAGGTCCTGAGGGGCCATGTAGGCGATGGCACCGGAGTCCGCCTCGTCCTCGCTCATACCGTCACTGAGGGCTCCCCAGAGGAGGTTCCCGGTGCGGTACTCGGCGGCGGTCCCGGTGATCACCACGAGCGCATCCGGGACGGTGTCGGTGGTGGGGAGGAAGCCTTCGGTCAGGTCGTCGGTCGTCTCTGGATTGGCCTCTCCCGACTCGTCCACGATGATCATGGAGAAGGCGTCGCCACGGAACTTCTCGCCGTCCGGGGGCAGGCACACGAAGCGGGAGCCGTTCGGGAACTCGATGCGCTCCTCACCCTTCGAGAGAGCGATCTTGAACGGCCGCGTGCTCGGATCGGGGTAGAGCCGCTGGAGTGGCTTCACGATGTCATCCATGAAGCGCGTGCGCGTCTTGATTCCCGTGGTCGCACAGGTGAAGCCGACCAGGTAGTCATCCCGCGAGAGGCACCGACCCAGGGCGAAGGCGAAGATCGTGGTCGTCTTGCTGGAGCGCCGGGGGAGTAGCACTCCATAGAAGGTGCGACCGCCGTTCAGGCAGTCGGCAACGTAGAGCTGTTGCGGGTGAAGAGGCTTCCGCTCGGAGTCCAGGCCCATGATCTGTGCGCCTCGGAGGAATTCGGTTCGAAGCTCGGGATCATCGGACAGCTCTGTCGCGAAAGTCGGCTCGATCCCCGTGGATCGGACTGCATCCCACCGCTCCAGCAGGGTCGTATCTACTTCGGTCATGGGGGTCCTGTCGGGTGGTAGTGCTTCGGGGGGGACTTCTGCCGAGGCCCAGGCTGGAGTAGTCGTGACGACTCTCAAAGAATCGAGAGCCGATGCTTGTCGAGTGACAAGTCAGAGGGTTACGCCGGGTTGGATTGGCTTGTCGCTTGTCATATCCAGTTGAGTGGAGGCAAGCGCTTGGCTTGACGTGTGTCGCGCTGCTTGTGCGCGTGCTGTGACCTGGCACCGGCTGATCGGTTGCACGATGCGTGCTCGGGTGCCAGGCCGTGCAGGTCTCGCTTCCCCTGCTGTGCCTTGATCCCGCCCGGTCCGTGGCCTGCATCCCAGGCCATGTCCTTCGTGATCATCCGGCCGCACCTACGGCAGGGCATCGGAAGCAGGGGTGCCAGTAGCTTTCGGACGTCCCTGTTGATGTTGTGCCACCCCGCATCCCGGTGCGCGTTACTCACGGTGGCTCCGGTGCTTGGGAGGAATGCCCGCGATGTACCTATCGAGGGCGGTGTCTCCCGCTTCCTGGACCTCCGGTTCGGTGAGGCTCTGGCGGAGGAGCTCCACCTCGGCCAGGATCGCTGTCCTGCGTTCGAGGTTGGCGCTGATGGCGACGAGGTCGATGGCCCCGTCGTGATTCAGGAGGAGGTGGTACTCGTCGGCCAGGAGAGCGGACACCAGTTCGAAGGCGGCGAGCTTGGCCTTCAGCTCTCGCCTCTCCTCGGGACTCATGCGTACACCCCGCTCCTCATCTTGTGATCGAAGAGAGCGCTGAGGTTCTCCAGCTCCTCATCCCTGCACATCATGGCGACGAGATAGTCAGCGCTGTCCTGCTGGTCCAGGTCTCGAAGGATGGAGAGCTGGGTGTTGAGGTAGTAGATGATCTCAGCGGTGAGCTGAATGTCAGGATCCACCGCGGGAGTCTTCACACGGGATCGGAACGGGTTACGCATGGTCACTCCCAGGGCTTGTGAACCACTCTGGCGAGAGTGCCCCTGGCTTAGAGCCAGCAGTCCTGGTGGACCTTGTTCGTACTGTCTATGGTATATGCGAAAGGCCCCCGCACCTAATGGTGATCGGAGGCCTTTCAATTCGAGATTCGACGTTAGTCGTTGAGCAACCTGGCCAGCTCCTCATCGGTCTCGATCAGGTCCATGGCTCCTACGACCATCGCAGGACCAGGAGCGTCGGGGTATTCCGCAAGCTCCCTCTCCCTTGCGGAGTGACGCTCCAGCATCTGATCCGTGTTGACCTTGACCTTCTGCGCCTGCTCACTGCGGACGGCCTTCAGTCTGCGGATTGCGTCATTGGCCTCAGCGTAGGACGCTCCCGGCAGACCCTCGATGCGGATCCCCGTCGCCTTCTGAAGCGTGTCCAGGTAGTCGAGCTGAGCGGCCGTAGCTTCCTGCCGGGATCCGCCTGCCGCCTTCCTCGCCTTCAGCTTCTCGATCATCTGACTTGCCTGTCCGAAGGTGATCGTGAGGAGCGCTGTGCGCTCCTGGGCGACCTGTGAGGCGGTCATCTGTCCCGACTCGACGGCGAGCTTCTCGATGAGGTTGCGCTGTCCCTGCGAGGACGGACGGTTCATATCGAGATTTGAGTTCTTCAGCATGATGATGCTCCTTGATAGGTGCACCGATCCCACGCGTCCATTCGAGTGGAGCGTGTCCCTCGCTTCCCAGCGACGACCTACGTCAGGTCTTGATCAGGCACTAGCCGCGCTTGCGCGGTAGTCGTCCCCACGAAAGTCGTAAGACTGAAGTCGGTAGAAGTCCACGGGACGGCGCGAAGCGCTGGCCGCGTATTCGGATCCCTCTCGGCATCCTCATCAGGACTTCGACCCACTCAGATTCAGGAATCTTCAGGGGGGCGGGTACAACCTATCGCCGGGATCTGGCATGTCAATAGGTCTGGAGCCTATCTCTCAGCTATTCCGAAGGTGGTTTGACAGTTGTCATGCCACTTATGTGAGCATTGCTGATAAGCGGCTTGACGATTGTCGCGCTAATGAGAGAAGGCCCGGGGACAGGTGCCTGAATCCCTGTCCCCGGGCCATTGCCCTCAACCTCTGCACGGAGGGAAGGCGTTGCTGGGAAGCGTGTCTAGTGTAGCATCGCTAACGGCTGCGGGGTAGCGGTGCTACCTTCTTGGGCATCTTGCGCTTGGTCGACTTCAGCGTGTCGATGCAGGTCTCGATGTCCTCCGCGAGGGCGGCTCGGAAGGCGGCGACGAGGGCGGCGTGCTCAGGAGTCACAGTGCCCTCCTCAGGGTGAAGGACTCGGATGCCTTGGCGGCGACCACTGCATCGCGCTCTGAGCTGGCGTGCGAGTAGATGAGAGCGGCCCGGGACGTGGCGTGTCCACCTCGCGCCATCAGTTCCCTGATCGATGCGCCGCTCTGAGCCGCGAGGGTGAGGCTGGCGTGACGGAGGTCATGGAAGTGGAAGTGAGTGAGCCCCGTCTCCTCCCTCGCGCGCACGAAGGCACGGTCAACCGTGGAGCGGGAGATGGGTCGGCCGTCATCCCTGACGAACAGGGGAGCGGTGGGGAGCATCGCCGGTCGGCCTGCCAGGTACTCGCGAACGTCCTCCAGCGCGTCGGCCAGCACGTGCACCGTGCGCGCCTGCTTGGTCTTGGTCGGCGCGATGGTCTCTCCTCCGGTCGTGGGCACCACCTGGCGCTCGACGCGGAGGGTCCCGGCGTCGAGGTCGAGGTCACCTCGGCGCAGTCCGCAGAGTTCGCCCAGCCGGAGGGAGGCTCCGAAGGTGAGGCTGAGCAGAGGGCGCATGTCGGCGCTGTGCGCCTCGTACAGGCGAAGGAAGTCGTCCACCGCCATGAGAGGGCGCTCGGGAGCCTTGGCGGTTCCTGCGTCTCTCACGCGGCAGGGGTTCCGCTCGATCAGCTCGTCGGCGATGGCCTGATTCATCACACTGCGCAGGAGCGCGTAGGCGTTGCGGAGGGCGGTGCTCCCCGTGGTCGCGGCCTTGCTCGTGTGCCAGGCCCGGACGGCGGCGGGCGTGATCTTGTCGAGCGGGACCGCGTGCCAGTGCTGGAGGTGATTGCGCACGCTCCCGCGGTAGTTCTCGACGGTGCGCGGTGCGAGGCCTCGGGCGGCTCCCGCCTCGATGTAGCTCTCCGCATAAGAGAGGAACGTGTCCGCGACCTTCAGCGGGTCCTTCCAGGATCCCCGGGCCATGTCGGTCTGGACACCCGCGAGGAAGCCGTCCGCCTCGCGCTTGGTCTCGAAGGTCGAGGGGGCTGTCCTGGTCGAGCCGTCCCCGGCCTCGTACCGTGCTTGCCATCGTCCACTGGGGAGCTTGCGAACGCTCCCGAACTGTCGCTTCAT